GAGCGATATTCAACAAGGCACTCCTGAATGGATGCAGAGTAGATGTGGTAAAGCAACTGCTTCCCGTATCTCTGACATTGTTGCCAAAACAAAGACAGGTTATTCAACATCAAGGGCTAAATACATGGCTCAATTGGTGGTTGAAAGAATCACAGGTCAAGTGGCAGAATCCTATCAAAACTCAGCAATGTTGTATGGAATCGAGACTGAGCCTTTGGCAAGGGCGGCTTTTGAGGCAAAGGTAGGGGTTTTGGTTGATGAGGTAGGTTCTATTGACCATCCAACTATTGCAATGTCTTCTGCCAGTCCTGATGGCCTTGTAGGTGATGATTCTTTAATCGAAATCAAGTGTCCAATGACGCATACGCACATTGAAACATTGGTTGATGGCAATATTTCAAAGGATTACATAGACCAAATGCAATGGCAAATGGCTTGTACAGGTAGACAGTTTTGTTATTTCGTGAGTTATGACAATCGTATGCCTAATGGACTTCAGTTGTTTATCAAGAGAATCCCAAGGGACAATTCTTACATTGATGAACTGGAGAAAGAGGTGACTAAATTCTTAGATGAAGTTAGCATAAAAGTTGATAAATTGATGAAATTAAAGGAATAAATGATGGAAGAAAAACGGGACAATTCAGGCGTTTTGTTTAAGAATGACAAGAAAGAAACAGGCAATCAACCTGATTACAAAGGCAATATCCGAGTTGGTAATCAAGAATATTGGTTGTCAGCATGGATAAAAGAGGGTAAAACAGGCAAATTCATGGGTTTGGCAGTCTCTCCAAAGGATGAGGATTACAAAGCCAAGAGTTACCCTAAACAAGAATCAGACGATTCAATCCCATTTTGATATAACGGGGTGAAAGCGGATGCTGAATAGACGTAGCGAGTAGCCCCACCCATTTAACAAACAGGAGTTAATAATGAGTTCTTTGGATAAAACATGGTTTGGCGGTGCAGTTGAGAAATTCTTAAACTCACCACCTTTTAAATTGGCTCGTAAAAACGACCCACAAACCTCACATGAAGCGGCACAGTCAGTCAAAGACTTTTCCAAGCACCATCAAACGCAGATTTTGGAGTGTTTACAGACCTTTGGAGCACTTGGAAAGGATGGGATAGCCGAACATACTGGGTTAGATAAAAGTCAGGTCTCAAGGCGTTTAAACGAACTTGAGAAACAAGGTCTAATTGTTCAGACTGGGAGACTTGTAAGGTCTAAGTCAGGTAAAAGCGAAAGAGAGTGGATTTCTTCATATTAATAGGACAAGTCTTTTTAAAGGAGTTAACCATGAGTAATGTTGTCATGTTAGTGACAGTCCTTGGCATAGGTTGTGCTATTGGTATGCTTGTTATACTACTTTTTGTTGTGTCTTTATTGGCAATTCAGGACTGAGAACTTAGTTCTGTCTTGCCCAAAAATGCCATATTTGTATCATCAAGTAGGTCTAGGATTCATTTGTGGCGCATTGCTACAAGGGATTTAGGCTTTATAAACAGGGGAACAATATGGATTACACAATTGAGATTGACTTTTTTGGTTTAACATTAACTGCATCAAGCAACCAGTTTTACAAACTTGCAGAAATTCAAGAATTTGTAGAAACAATGCAAGAGGAAGAAGATGAGTTATTTGACTTTGATGACCAAGACGAAGACTTTGAACAAGACGAGTTTGACGATGAAGACGATTGGTCAGACGTTGAGTATGACGAAGAAGGTTATGCTTGGTGGTTTGATGACGAAGACGAAGTATGGTACATCTATGATGAACTCAATGAAGAATGGGTAGAATTCGAGGATGACGAAGAAGAAGACGAGTGCGAAGAAGACTAATCTAAAGGGGGCTAATAACCCCCTTTTTTAATATGCCTTAACATTTATTACTTCGCCTCTAAATTCAATATTATTTTCCGACCACTTTTGCACCAATTCGGGAATTATTAATTTTCCGTCTTTTATAGTCAAAATAACAAAACCTGAACGCCAGTTGACGGGTGAATCTTCCAAATAATCTACGAATTGTTTGCCATCAATATCCGCCAAAGTACCCGTATCCACTCCGTATCTTGTGCCGTTGTAATCCGTAAATGGGGTAACTTTTAAGCTGTGTAAATGACCAGTTACAAATGAAGTACCTGAATTAACAGTATTATTGTGTGTTGCATGAACTCCACCCTTCCACCGATGTTTAACAACAACAGTCTCATTTACCCAACATGACCAACATGGAAGCCATGCAGGAAAATGGTCTTTCAGGCTAAATCCTTTAACTCCTTCAAACTGCGCTGCGTGTTGTGCCAACATATTTTCAAACCTAGAATCATGGTTTCCCAAAGGCCACACCAGTTTGACGTTATGCCTAGCAATCTTGGCATACTCCTCAATCTCACCTAAAGCAGTCTCACAGGCTCTTAATTCCTCTCGTACAGTAGGCTTAGAGTCCCATCCTATCCTTGGATACCTGCTAATTGAAGCACCATCAAAGGCATCCCCATTGTTGATAACAGCATTGGGTTGTAGATTCTCAATAGCCCAAAGCAATCCTTTGTAAGCAGTTGTTCTTTCATTAGGCCAAAAGTGAGCGTCAGAAAAGACAATAACAGTACCATTTAAGATACCAAGATTTTTCCTAGCATTATGTGTATGAGCAGTAGAAACGTATTGAATGACATTTTTTGTAATATCTTCAAGTTCAGTTTCAAGTTTAATTTTGTGTTTAATTTCTATTGATTTACGTCTTCTGTAAATCTGACGTATATCCACGTCTAATGCTTTAGCAACTTTAGCGGGTGATTTGTGAATTCCCCAAATTGCAATAAATTCGTCATCAGAATGATTTTTAGGCATATTGATATTTAGTCATAGCAATATGACAGGGTTATTTATGTTAAAACTGTCAATGCTTCGTTAGTGTGTTTGATTCTGTCATCAATACCAATTGTTCCACCATTAATAATCTTAGTTAACTTAACATGGTCTAGGGCATCCGCAGGTAAATTACATTTGTGGGTGCTCCAAAACCATCCAGCAGTTAGTGCCGCATATTTAGGAGTAGAAACCCAATCAGGTTGCATAACAAAATCAACCCCTAATGCTTTTCCTGCATGGTAGTAATTATCGTGTCCAGTAAGTTGAATACAACCTCTGCCTCTGAAACGATAGCCGTCTCCTGATGCTTCATCCCTGTTTCCCATGCGACTAGAGTAAACCTTGTTGGCAATAGCCTTTGCATTACCAGCAAACTGGTTAGCAAACTCAATCGTGGGAAATCTTTTAGGCCATAACTTAGTCAAAGTAACTGCCTTGTAGTTCAAGTTTTCTTCAAGTAATCTAAAACTACCACTCTCATGCCCACATTGAGCAATAAAACAGGCTTGTTGATTAACAGAAGATATACCAAAACGCTCGAATGTCTCGTTCAATGGGTCAACCCACTTAGCGTCTATGTGAAGTCTCTTTAATTGTTCAGCGTTTATTGACATTGATTACTCCTCTTACTTGCTCGTAGGTGTCGATACAGGCGTTGAGTTGGGTGGTGTTCCTGTCTCCTTCGATGGCGAGGGCGACAATAGCTTTAATAGTCTCTCCGTAAGGGTCGGGTCTTGCTTCTTCCCTATTTCGGGGGGTAGGGGTGGCATCTGTGGGGGTTGATACGCAACTTGGGGTCGGGAGGCGCAGGCTACCAGCATCAACAAGTTTAGAAATATCAGACTGCTTTTTAGTAATCTCATCATTTGCTTTCCTTAGTGCATAACTTTTCTCGTTAACCGACTTACTCAGTTCTTGCTCTTTTGTCCTAGATTCCTCATTCAACTTGGCAATCTGTGCTTGCATTTCTTGGTCACGGGCATCCCATCCCTTGTGATGACCCCAAAAGTAAGCAGAAGTGGCAACAGAAATTGCCCCCAAAATAAACCAAGGATTAGGTAACGCAATCATTTGACACTCTCTCTTGCTTCAGCCAACAACTCACGTTCATGGTCAGCCTCAAGGCTTGGAGGCGTTGTAGGAGGTGGTGGAGGTGTCCAAGATTCATCCAAAGGAGGATTGACCCATACTGGCAATGCACCAGTAGCCACAGAAGGGGCAGAAACAGGGCTAAGATGAACGACAGGAGGTGTAGGGGTACTAGGAGTAGCCAATGATTGAACAACTGCTCCTACGCCCTTTTTACCAATGACTCCACCGATGCCGCCAACAATCAATAACACAATGTCGTTGAGCATCTTAGTATAGGCTTGGTCTATCGGAGCCATGCTCTTGATAGGCTGAACTACAAAAGTAACGCTATACAGGAGTGCAAACACAATCCCTGCAAGAATGAGAGTAACCATGATGACCACAAAAGCCCATATACGGGTTTCTATGTCTTCATTTGACAAGCGGTTTTGGTTGTTCAGGTTCAATTTTCTTCTCCAAAGCAATAGGTGCTACAAGGTATTCAGGACAAGTTTGAGTGAATAAACATTTGGGTTTCTGACACTCTGCAAGATTGAAATTGTCAGGGTTTTGGCAAGTATATCTGTAAGAATCGTGACATCCTGAAATTACAAATGATGCAAAAATTAGAGTAAGTTTGAGTTTATTCATAGTTATACATGGTGTGTGAAATATAAATCTTCAGCCTTTTTTCTAGCCTCAACCGCTTCTTCTGCTGTTGAATAATAACCCAAATGTTTAGTTTGATAATTATGTGTAATAGTTGCAGACCAAGGTTTTTCTTTTAATCTATTTTCACATCTAACGCCACGATAACCTGATGTATTGTTTTTTAACCTATACATATTTTCACTATTTTGTTTTTGAGT